ATGAAAGAGTATGAATCAGAATTTGATTCTATGTTATTTCATTTACCATTAGCTGGATCAACTTTTAAAAAAGTATATTACGATGTCCCTATGGGAAGAGTGGTATCTAAGTTTGTGCCAGCAGATGAATTAATCGTTCCGTATACTGCTACCTCATTAGAAGATGCGGAAGCGATTATTCATACAGTAAAAATTTCAGAAAATGAATTAAGAAAACAACAAGTCAATGGTTTTTATACTGACGTAGAGTTAGGCCCTCCAGGCACAGATGTAAATGGAGAGCTTTCTAAAAAAGAACGTGAGTTAGAAGGCACTAAAAAAACGGGTAAGAATGAGCCTGTTTATACTTTGTTAGAGTGTCATGTAAATCTAGACTTAGAAGGTTTCGAAGACGTTGGTAAAGATGGTGAACCAACAGGAATAAAATTACCTTACATCGTAACAGTCGAGGAAGGTAGTAGGAAAGTTCTTTC